GCCCCTTACGCCCTAGCGACTAGATCAGTCGCCGTAGATGTACGCCTTGTTCCCCGAGGCGTCCGGGTAGCACGTGATCGTGACGTCGTAGGTCAAGACCGTGTCGGACTTGTAGACCACGTCGCCCTTCGCCGTCACCTGGCCGTCAGGTACAACAATGCGGATCGTGTGAGTGCCGTCGATGACCTCGAAAACCCACTCGCCACGGTTGCCCTGCTCGCCGCTGATCTCGGCCGTCCAGTTCGAGCCGGTGCCGGTAGTGACCTTGTCGTCACCGTAGAACGCCTTCAGCGAGTCGACCTTCGTCTCGATCATGGCGAACTGATAAGTGAGAGTGTGATCGGTCTGCACCTCTCGCACCGTGTCACCGTTCTGCCAGGCCTTGATCTGAGTCGTGCTCGTGGCCTGCTTCTCGATCACTCCCGCGTCGGAGATGTAACCGAGATCGACGAACGCCGCCGCTAGAGCGGTCGTGTTGTCGGTCGGCAAGGTCGTGCCAGCCGGCGCGCTATAGGCGGCCCCGGTGACACCGACAAGCGCGTTAGCCGCGTTTGTGCTCATGCTGTGTTACTCCTTGTGTGTGTCATGTGAGAGGCGCGCCTCGCACTCGCCATCGGATTGTGAAGCTGTACCTCGGCATCGCCGAGGTAGGGTCAGGCAGGTTTTGAGGCCCGGTGAACTCCTCGTAACCGCAGATCGTCGAGCCGTTCACGACTTCGCCGACCGCGTACTGAAGAAGCGCCCGGCACATTTGCGAAAGATCGCAAGCCGAGCCCTCATCCGGTGCCCACGCCTCTATCGTGAGCTGAGCCGCATCCGTCACGACCGTGTCGCGAGGACCGCCCGTACGAAGCACACGAACGAACGACGTCGACGGTCTCGGAGTCGGCACTCTCGTGCCGACCGGCACAGACGTGAAACCGTGCTCGGGAAGGTTCGAGGAGAGCCACGAGCACGCTAGCTCGGCCGCGTCAGGAAAGACGACGGCCACAGCCCGGCTCATGCCCGACCCGCGTCAATAGCGGCCGTGAGCGTCCGATTCTCGGCCTCGTCACGGCGAGCCACCTCGTCGGCCGTGCGCACCGTCGCCCGCCAACGGTTCTGGCCGCGAAACATCTCGACCTCGTAACCGTCGCCAGCGGCCGCCGCGATCGCCGTGGCCCGGCGTCGAAGGTCGGCCTCGACTTCGTCCGAACGGAGGAGATCCCGAACGCCGGCCCGATTCAGCTCGACGACAATGTCAGCCATATAGATCAGCCCTCCACGTTTCGGAGCTTGACCACGATGTGATGCACGCCGCGCCGACTGTTCGCCGGGTTGGGCACGCCGTCGACGGCGTACGTGACGCCGTCCGGCAATGTCACCCGGTCGTAAGCCGTGATCGGGTCGCCGGCAGGCAGGAACACGACGGCAACCGTCGTAGTAGCGTCACGGCCGAGGAGATCCTCAACCGAGCCCGTCTGAGCGACCCACGCCGAAACCGAGCGAGTCGTCGGGCTCGACCAATCATCGACCGTATTGCCGTAGCGATCCTTCGTCGTCGACCTCGTCAGCACCGTTACCGTCTGAATGAGAAGCCGAGAGAAGCTCATCCGAATAGCCGTATCGAGCGAATCGTGCGGCCCCGAATGACCTTGAGCCGTTCCTTCTCGTCCGGCAGGAGCCCGACCGCGCCGGCCGCGCCGATCACGCCGACCGTGTACGCATAGCCGGCGATGCTCTCTTGCACGACCGAGCCGTCCTCGGGCGAACGCCCGAGAGCACGAGCAACGATCGAGCACACGACCGCCGTCACCGTGTCGTAGATCGGGTCGCCAGCCGGCCAACCGTGCTCGTACGTCACCTTTACCGGCGACGTGACCGTGCCGACAAGCTGGCCGCCATCCCAATAGAAATCGACCGCGTTGCCGCTGAGATCGGTCACCGCCGAGACGGCCGTAACCGGCCGCTGAGGCAACCGGACAACGGCCGGCCACACGTTCGCTTGATCGGCGAAAGTGTTCTCCGAGAGCACGTCGTCGACGGCGATCACGCCGCCGTAGTGCCGGCATAGGTCGGTAGTCGTCGACTGTGTGATCTGCTGCCGTGTGTAGTTCCGCACCGTCGCCGAAGCGTCGGTAAGCAGAGCGTTCGCGGCCGTCAGCTCATCGCCGGAGAGGGTGCGCTGTATCCGCGCCTGAAGATCGGTGATCGTCGCTAGCGGAGTCATGCCGCCCCCTTTCGAGAAACGCAAGGAGAGCGCCGAGCACGGAGCCCGGCGCCCTCCTCCGTTGGCCTAGCGATCTCCTCGCTAGGGCTGTGATTAGCTGATGGTGACCGGAGCGGCCGCAAGAGCGGTCGGACGGACAGCCTTCGCGCCGAACACGTGAAGGCCACGGATGCCGTCGCCGAAGCGATTCTCAAGCCGGCGAGCTTCCATCTCGACGAGCTGATCGGCGTAGGTGGTCGCCATCGGGTGACCGGCGATAACGACCTCGTGGCCGGTATCGGTCGGGCACGTCTGCGACTCGTACACATCGAAGCCGGCAATGCGGCCCACGATGCCGTTACGAAGCCCCTGCTCGGTGCCGGACTCGTTCACCTTGATGAAGCGAGAGTCACGGAGCAGAAGCCCGTAAACGTCGGTCGGAACGACGAGCCAACGGCCAACGGTCGGGATCTTCGCCTTCGACAGAGCCGAGCGCAGCGGGATCACGAGGTTGTCGTAAGCCTCGTTCGGCGAAGCCGAAGCGAGCGCCAGAGGAGCCGCGCCGGTTGCCAACAGGTTGGCGCCGGAAACGGCCGCATACATCGTCGAGGACACGTACGAGTCGACAGCGGCGCTCATGCCGTAAGCGGCGTTCACGCCGGCAGCCGCGGCGAAGTCGCCGGCAGCCTGCCGCTTGTTGACGTCGTCCACCTTGAACGCGAAATACTTCTTCTCGTTGATAACGAGCGTCTCGTCCGAGTCGGAAAGCTCGTCCCAGGTGATATCCGTGCCGGGCGTGTAGTCGCGCACGCCGGGATCGCCAACCGTCACGATGTGAACCGTGTCGCCGGCCTTCTGAATATCGCCCTCATAGTCCCGGTTCACGAGACCGAGCTGCCCGAAAACGAGCTGAGCGCGGAGCGCCATGAGAACCTCAGCCGACCAAAGCTGAGGAATGAATGCCGAAATAGCCATCGGCCTACCTCCTAGAGAGTGTTATTGCGTGTGTGTGCGTTGTTGCGAGGTGACCGAGCGCCTCAGTATTCGGCGCCGTACTCGGACGAGCGGCCCTTGCCCTGGCGAATGTCGTTGAGCAAGCCGGCCCGGCTCGCCTTCACGATCTGCTCGGGCGTCATCTTGTCCAGATCCGCTCGGGTCAGTTGCTCTTTGCCGCCAGCCGGCGTTTTGCCGCGCTGGCCTTGACCGAGATCCGGCCCCGAGGTTCGCCCCTGCCGGCCGAACCCTTCGTACTTCTTCTTCAGCGCGGCCACAGCCTCGCCATCGACCTCGCCGCCATCGGTCACGTACTTGGCGAGGTTCAAATCCTCGACGATCTCGGCCGGATTCGGCACGACGCCCGTAAGCGCCGCCTTGATCTCGGCCGCCGCTAGACGTTGCCCGAACTCGGCCTGAGCGGCCTGTCGCCCCTCGACCTTCGCTTGTTCGAGCGCCTTCTCGGCATCGCTCAGAGAAGCCGCCTTGAGCTTGTCAGCCTCGGCACGGAGCTTCTTCGCCTCGTTCTCGTGCTTGCGAGCAAGAGCCTTCCACTTAGCGGCCTCGGCATCGTCGGAACCGCCAGAGCCGGAGCCCTCGCCGCCCTCGTCGCCTTCGCCGGAGCCGGAGCCCTCGCCGGCATCGCCGGAACCTTCCGAGCCGCCCTCGCCCGCGTCGCCCCCATCGGAGCCGCCGCGCACGACAGGCAGCAAAGTGCCATCGGAGAAAAGCCACATAGGCCGACCGTTGTCGGCTGTGACCTTCTCGCACGTCATATCGTCGAGCATGTGTGTGTTTCTCCCTATCGGGTAAGCGTGCAGGTGAACGGCCCCTATCGGCGCCGGGTTATATGTCGTTCGGCCCGGTGAACGTCTGGCCGCGCACCGCCAGAACCGGACCTAGTTCGCCGTGCAGGTGAATCGCCGGCCTGTCGCCAACGTCACCGCCGGTTACATCTCCGATCGGCATAGCGACCGGAACACGAACGGCCGAGCCGATCTGAAAGACGGGCTCGACAGAACACGAACAATGAGGATGGATCGGCATAAGGTCGCCGCGGTGATACAGCCGGTCGGCCGCCAGTTCGCACAGCCCGCAGCACGAGCCGTCAGTCACACGCTTGTAGCCGACGACGTGAGGAGACCTCATCATCGAATAGCGAGCCGCGTGCGTCTTAGCGAGCTGAAGATCCGTCGCGACCATCGCCGTGAGACGGAGAAGCCCGAGATTCGCCGCGTCCTCGATCGACCTGCCCT